GGCCGTTGATCTCCAGCGCAGCGGAAGTATCACGGGGGATCGCCGATCGGAGGATCCCATTTGTCGAGTTCCTGAAGCGGCTGAACGCCGAGATCGGCGTTATCACCCCGGAGATGAACCGGACCCTCCGGGAGCACTATGGATCCGGGATCGAGATCAAGAAAGCGGAGGAGGTGATCGCGTCAATATTGGAAGGATCGTGGAACGCGGAGGAAAAACAGACGGTACAAGCGGGAGGATAACGACAAGGGAGGTGATGACGTGGCGAGCAGCAGAGAGGCAAAGGCCTACAAGATGGAATTCATCCCCATCGTGCTCAAGGAGCTGGCGCTTGATTGCGGCATCAGTCAGACGAAGATCGCCGCGGGGGTCGGCCTTTCCCGCCCGGCGATCAATCTGATGCTGAACCGGGGCTACATGCCGATTGAAAGCCCCGAAGCAAAGGCCGCCATCGAGGCATGGATCGGGAAAGAACCCAAGGCCATGCGGTGGCTGAGCGACCGAGGATTGACCGAGGCTGATGTCTGGCAGCCATTGGGGAAAGCGTTGCGCAATAAGGTGCCAGAGGGTGCTGCCAAACATCGGCTGGACACGATGAGAACGCCGGCGATGGTGCCGGGGAACCCGGAACAAATTATTGCCACACAGGAGGTGGAAATGATCAGTCAGGAAGCGATGAAGCACTTCAAGATTTTCAGGAATCCCTTCATCGACGACATCCAGAAGGATTCGGACATCTACATGAGCGAGGAACATCGCTACATTGAGGCGGCCATGTTGGACGCGGCGCGCCATGCCGGGTTCCTGGCCGTGATCGGGGAGGTCGGATCGGGCAAGAGCGTCATGCGGCGCCGGGTGGTCGAGCAGTTGAAGAAAGACGGCGATGTGATCGTGATCTTCCCGCAGATGATCGACAAGAACCGGGTCAACGCGGCCAGCATCTGCGACGCGATCATCATGGACCTTTCCGAGCAGAGGCCGAAGCTGCGGCTGGAGGACAAGACCCGCCAGGTCCACAAGCTGCTCCTGGAGAGAGCGAAGCAGGGATTCCGGGCCGTACTGATCGTCGAGGAGGCCCACGACCTGCACACCAGCACCTTGAAGTACCTCAAGCGGTTCTACGAGCTGGAGGACGGATACCGGAAACTCCTCGGGATCATCCTGGTCGGCCAGGTGGAGTTGAAGAACCTCTTCTCCGAGCAGTCCCACATCGAGATGCGCGAGGTGATCCGCCGGATCCAGACGGCGGAGATCAAGGGGCTCAACGGGAACATCAAGGATTATCTGGCGCTCAAGTTCAAGAGGATCGGCGCCAAAGTGGATGACATCTTCGAGGAGGGCGCTTTTTCGGCCCTTTCCCGCCGCTTGAAGACCCAGGACAGGCAAAACCGGCCCATCTCCCACGCCTACCCCTTGACGGTCAACAACTACGCGGCATTGGCGATGAACATGGCCTATGAGACGGGTGAGCCGAAGGTTACCGAAAGCGTGATCATGGCGATCTAACGAAAGGAGGTGACCGATGAAATCATGCGAGAACCAGCAATACGCGAGAGTAGGCGCCTGGTGGGTCTTGCTGGCCGGATTCAAGGAAGATCCGCCCCGCGCCCTGACGGAGGTGCTTGTCGGCGCGCTCATTTTCGCGGCACTCTTTGCTGCGCTCTTCTTGAAGGAGATCCTGCTCTGGATCGAGGGGGTGCTCCGATGACGAAACGTGAGCGCCGATGGGCGAAGCCAAAGATGAAAAAGCCGCGTCGAACCGAAACCGAACAGCCCGGACTCTTCGCAGGAGGCTCCCCGGGTGATCGGAACCTGGACAATGGAATCCATTGTCAGGCGAGGGGTAGTCGGATCGACACGGCTGTCTGCATCGTACAACAATCCCGCGAGCCGGGCAAGTGCATCGGCTGCGGTCACTTCAAATCATAGGGGGACCAGATGGCAACATTGGGAGATATCGAAAGGCTGACGAAGGAATATGCTGAATGGCGAAGAGATCTGTCCGAGGCCGTACTCGTGGCCGAGCACGAGATCGCGGCCATTAAGCGGCGGCATGTCGTGGCGATCAAGCGGAAGGTTGAGGCGGTTGCCGAGCGTCAGGCGCAGCTCAAGGCGGTCATCGAGGCGAACCCCGAGTTGTTCAAAAAGCCCCGCACGATGATCATCGATGGGGTGAAGATCGGGTTCATGAAGGAGAAGGGGAAGATTTCCTGGAACGACGCCGGCCAGGTCATAAAACTGATCAAGAAGCATTTTCCTGACCAGGCGGATCTGCTCATCAAGACGACCGAGAAGCTCGTCAAGGGCGCCCTGCAGCAGCTTCCCGCGGCCGACCTGAAACGGATCGCCGTGACGGTCGGCGCCGATGGAGACGCGGTGGTCATCAAGAGTACGGACAGCGAGATCGACAAGCTGGTCGAGGCCCTGCTGAAAGACGACACCAAGGACGATGCGGATGAGGAGGCGGCGTAATCGATGCGGCTGGTTTGTCCATCATGCGGGGCCGTTGCCAGCGGAGAGGCCTGGATGAACGATTCGATCATCCGGAACTTCTTTGACGTGGCCATGAGGCTCCCCTCCCCCGTCCAGATCCGGACGCTGCATTACCTGGGCCTCTTCCGCCAGGGGGGAAAGGCGCTCCCCTGGCGGAGGGCCTTGACCTTGGCCAAGAGCCTCCGGGATTTGACCGAGCAGGAGACGGTTCACTGGCAGGGCGGAGAGACCCGGCCGGTAACGCCGGCGATTTGGGGCCGGGCGATGGAGGCCACCCTGGCCAGCGGCCCGAAGGGGCTCAAGAACCATAATTACCTTCGGCACGTGGCCTGGGAGATGGCAGCCGAAGCGGCGGCTAAGGCCGAAGAAGCCCGTGAGCAGACCCGCAGAAAGCGCACTCAGGAGGAGGAACAGGGGCCTGAGCCGTTGTCCGATGAGACACGCAGGCAGATCGATGCATTCAAACTGAAAGTGGGGCTGAAATGAAGATGATCGAACCGATCCAAGTACAATTGATCCACATCGCCAAGACACAGTTGGGGCTGTCCCGCGAAGAATATGAGGCAGCCATCATGGCTCAGACCAAAGGGAAAAAAAGCTCCAGCAAGGATCTGACCTACTTCGAGGCCGATGGCCTGATTAACTATTTCAGGACATTGGGGTTCAAGATCCAGAGCAACTATATCAAGACCTCCGGGGCGGCCCGGCGTTCCCGGTGGGCCTATGCGAATGCCGCCAGGCGTGCCCGGAAGAATCCGGGGAACGTTGTCCTGATGCCCTCCAGGGACCAGATGGAGATGATCAAGGTCCTGGTCAAGAAGATTCCCTGGCGCCTTGAGGATGGATATCGGCGCTGGCTGGAGAAAAACATGAAGATCACTCGCATCAAGACGGCCGGGCAGGCCAGCGACGTGATCGAGGGCCTCAAAGGCTTGATGAAGACACAGTTGCAGGAAACGTGAGATGACGCAGGATTGGGTATCCCAAATCGCCGCCTCAATGAGCATCGAGAATCTGCCGGAAACCTATCAGGACGTCGCCGAGGTGTTCGGCATGGAGGGGGCGCTCAGGCTGGCCCGGCGATCGGGCGGCATGCGGATCTACGTCCCCAAGTTTGACAGTCTGGTCCGTGATCGCCGCGATGAAATGATCCGCAAGGAATTTACCGGCTCCAACCATCGGGAGCTGGCCAGGAAATACGGTCTCTCGGAAACCTGGATTCGAGAGATCGTCCAACGAAAGCCCGCACACGAGCAGGCGAACCTATTTGCCGAAACAGGCGCGTAACTCCCTTCAAGTCGGTTTCTCAATTGCTTTGGTAGTCTCTCTTTCCCCGATTTCCTATAACCACCTCCAATAGCAACCACCTCTGTCACCGGCCGGGACAATGGACCTCCCGCCGTGGTCCCGGCCACCCGCTTTCTGAATTTTTGAAAGGGTCATGTGAAATGAAAGAAGCGTTCCTGAAACTCATACCATCCCAAGTGCTTGCTCTGACCATCTATGGGGAGTCTCGCGGGGAACCGCGGGAAGACAAGATCGATGTCGGATCGGTGATCCTTGAAAGAGTGGACCACAGGGACTGGGACGGGAAGACAATCCATGAGGTCTGCTTCAAGCGGAAGCAATTTTCCTGCTTCAATGAGGACGACCGGAATTACGGGAAGCTTTTACATATTGCGGAAAATTGGGACAAGGCGATCGCGACGGACGCCGCCCTCGCGGAGTGTTTCAATATCGCCCTGGGGCTGATTGACGGGAGCATCGCACGGACGCCGGAGATCGCGGCGGTTCATTGTTGCCAGTATGCAACGGTTAAAGGAGCCGATTCCGTTACATGGGACGACCACATGAAAGTCGTCAAACGAGGGAGACGCCACATTTTCTTTGCATGAGCAAGAAAGGGGGGACTGAAAGGATGAAACGATCGTTGCCGGCTATGGCCCTGCTGATCGCGGTTTTAATGGCCGTGACGGGATGTTCCGGGATCTCCGTCTCGACAAGTTCCGATACCGCTGCGATCGCCGGCAAGGCGGCGGGCGCCTACGTGGCGGCCAAATATCCGGACTCCGTGAGCACCGTAACGACGTATGCCAAGGGCCTCTTGAGCATCGCGAGTGAAGGCAAGATCACCGGCGACCAGGTCGCCGCCGCGGTGGCTGCGCTCTATGCCTTGACGGGGGACGATGCCGAGGTGAGGGCCCTGATTGTCGCCGTCACCTCGGCAATCACGGTTGAGATCCGGACCGGCACTGTCAACGATCAGGTCGTTTCCGCCTTGGCTGGATTTGTCGAGGGGCTGTCCGTTGCGCTGTAAAGGTGACCTCGGATGAAGGGCGACCATATCAAATACCGCAAGGGATACAAATATCAGCTGGTTGAAAACTATACGGTTTTCGTCGGCATTCTGCCCCTGCGTCCCGTTGCGACCGACTGGATCGTCCTTCAGCCCAACGGATGGCTGACCATCTTCCGTGGGTATGCCTGGGACGGTCCTTCGGGGCCGACGTTTGACACGTCATCATCGATGCGCGGTTCCCTTATACATGACGCCCTTTACCAGCTTATGCGGTTGGGGCTCCTGGACGAATGCCATCGGGTGAAGGCGGATCAGCTCTTGCGTGCCGTTTGTATTGAGGACGGGATGCCTCCTTTCCGGGTGGAGATCTGGGAGGGCATGGTTTCCCTGTTTGCCGCCGGATGTGCGGCCCGGGGAAGCGAACCGGATGTTCTAACGGCCCCATAGCGGGGCAACAGCAGGGAAGTGCGCCATGAAAAACTGGAAGACGACAGCCGCTGGGGTCTTGAGCGCGGTAGGGCAGCTTTTGCCGCTGTTCGGAGTGCCGGCGGAAGTCGGGACAGCGGTCAGCACGATCGGGCTGTTTCTGATCGGTCTGGTGGCCAAAGATTCGAACGTCACCGGAGGGACCGTGCAGCAGTAGATGGACGAGATCGACCTGGCGAATATCCATGCGGAGTTCTTCCAGCAGCAGGCTCTGCGGGATCACTTTGCCAAAGCCATTGGGAGCCACGTGCCCGTTTCGGAGTGCATCGACTGCGGGATGACGATCGAAAAGGCCAGGCTCAGGGTCGTGCCGGATGCGGTCCGGTGCGTGGATTGTCAGCGGAAAAAGGAGCGTAGGCGATGACCCCGGAAACGATTCAAGTCGTCACTGCCATTTCAAGCCTTCTCGACAAGGTCGGCACCCTGCCGATCGGGACGGTCATCATGGCCGTGATCGTCGGTCCCTATGTGGTGAACCTGACCCTGGGATACCGGCAGGCCCAACAGTTCAAGGCCATGAAGGACATGTACGAGAACAACGTCAAGTTGGTCAAGGACTACGAGAAAATGTCCAATGAGCATGTGGAAACCATCCGGCTTTCCACTGGCGCTATCACGGAGTTAACGACTTTTTTGAAGACCAGGACTCCCTGCCATCAGTTCATCAATGCCAGCATCGCCGCTATGCGAAGGACGGAAAATGAGCCTGCAAAACGAACTGCGACGCACGAATAGGGTCAACCTCGAATATACGGCCAAGCGCGTCCGTCAGGAGATCGTGGCTCTCTGCCGGCTGATCGCCATCAATCTCGATTGCAGCCTCAAAGATCCCGAGGACCTTCCCATCCCTGAGGTGGACGCACAGATGGATGAGCTGAAGGCGAAGTGGAGCGAGCTGCGGGTCACCAATGAGAAGATCCGGAGGCTGGACGAGGAGCTCGGGTGATGGCTGAAAAGGGGGCACGCACACAATTGGAGGCCGTGGCCCGGCAGATGTTCGTGGACGGCAGGAGCCTGACCGCGATCGAAGCCGAGTTGGGGGTCTCCCGCCAGACGCTCTCCGCTTGGAAGGGGCAGACCAAGAAGCCCAACGAGGATCTCGACGAGTGGGACAAGGCAAGGGCCAGGAAAGCCGCTTTTGGTGTTCGATTGGAGGCGCTCCTCGACCGCGAGCTCACTTTCGCGGAAGAGCGGCAGCCTGGCCAGATCGGGGGGGCCTCCCTGGACAATCTCACCAAGTTAGGGGCCTTGGTCGTCCGGTTCCGGGAGGTGGAAGGACGGAAGGGCAAGGTCGATCCCCAGCCTGAAGAGGCGAAGCCTTCGAAGCAGGAAGGGCTGACCGACCAGAAGGCGGCGGAGATCCGCAAGAAGATCCTGGGGGTCGGATGATGTCAGTGGATAGGGATTTCGATAAAGCGCGCGGCGCAACCGGCATTCTCCTGCCCTACCAGGCCAGGTGGGTGGCCGATCAGGCGCCCGTCAAGGTCATGGAGAAATCCCGCCGGATCGGCATCTCGTGGGCCGAAGCGGCGGACGACGCTCTCTACGCCTCCGAAAAGGGGGCCGGGGAGAAGCGGAACGTCTGGTACATCGGCTACAACAAGGACATGGCTCAGGAGTTCATCAACGACTGCGCCAACTGGGCCAAAGCTTACAACCTGGCCGCCTCCGAGTTGGAGGAGTACGACGAGATCGACGAGGGGGAATTCGAGGGGGTGGTCCAGGAGAAAAAGATTCGGGCCTTCCGGATCTCCTTCCGGTCGGGCTGGCGGATCACGGCCCTATCGAGCAGGCCATCGAACCTGCGTGGCAAGCAGGGCCGGGTTATTCTGGACGAGGCGGCGTTCCACGAACAGTTGGGCGAACTCCTCAAGGCGGCACTGGCGCTTCTGATCTGGGGCGGGCAGGTCCGGATCATCTCCACACACAACGGCGATGCCAACGACTTCAACAGCCTCGTCCAGGACATCCGGGCCGGAAAGAAACCATACAGCCTCCACCGGGTCGATTTCGACGAAGCGCTTGCCGACGGTCTCTACCGGCGGATCTGCGAGGTCTTGAAACGCGAGTGGTCTCCGGAGGCAGAGAAGGACTGGCGTCAAAGCGTCATTGATTTCTACGGCGACGACGTCGACGAGGAGCTCTACTGCATCCCAAGCCAGGGGAGCGGCACCTACCTGACCAGGGCGCTCATCGAGACCTGCCTCTCGGACAAGATTCCGGTCATCCGCTACGATCAGCCGAAATCCTTTACTGAGCTTACGGACCATCTGCGCTTTGCCGAGGTGAAGGATTGGTGCGAGGAGACGCTTCTTCCGCTCATTGAGGCGATCGACCCTGAGCGAAATGCGGTCGTGGGCGAGGACTTCGGCCGGACCGGCGACCTTTCAGTCTTCATTCCCTTGGTGGAGGAACAGAGCGCCAAATGGGCTGCGCCATTCCACGTCGAGCTGCGGAACATCCCTTTCCAACAGCAG